ACTACATTTGAATTTATGCTGCCATTGATAGCAATGGTAGAGCTGAATGTTGCGGCACTAGAAACGTTTAAAGTACTCAGATTAGTGGTATTAGATATTGTATTAACAGCACCAGACAGTGTGATAGTGCCAGTAACAGAGAGCGATCCGCCGACCGTCAAATTACGCCCTATAGCGGCATCTTTTCCTGCAGGAATTGTAAAGCCTTGCGGCAAAATTACAGCAACACCGTCGGAAACAATGCCAATCGGTGCATTAACTGGATCTAATTTTGTTGCGCCATATATTTTTGCCATTACACTACATCTCCAGAACCATAAATATCACCGGTTCCGTAAATATCCGAATCTTCGGTATATATAGTTCCTATAACATTATAGTCCGCATTTACTTGGAGATTGTTAGACAAATGGACTTGGTTAGCATTTAAAACAAATGGAGTGGCTGATGGATTCAGTACATCGATATAATAAAAAGCTGCGTCGGTATAGTCGACAATGACTGTACCAGACGCAATATCAAATTCTACGGGATCAGTGATCACCGCAGAATATCTTAAAGATTGTACACTTACCCTTTGATAATTAGCCATTTTAATTCCACTGCGTCATTCCCTCTCGTTCATATAATACTTCATTTACAGACTGCTCTAATGTAATTTCTTCAAGCTCATGGCGAACAATTGCTTCAATTACATGGTCTGGAGTCATTCCCTTGCCACGAAATGCAGACTTTTGCGACTCAGTCATTTTAATTTTGCCCACACCTTCTACTAACTGAAAAACTTCTTCATCAGAAGGGGGGAGCACTTTAATAAGCTTATTAAAACGACCTGGTCTATTAGTTAGTTGTGGGCCTAGTTGTTTAGCAAAGTTAGTCGTGCAAAGAATCATTGTTGGAACACGAAAAAGACCGGCAGTGCCATCAAGAAAGTTTAAGCATGACGGATTAAATACGGTTGAATTCTGTACGGAATCTTTTTTGCCAAAGTCTTCAATAACCACAATAATACGTTTAACATCTTCTGCGTATGGACTTAAAAAGATGTGGGTAAGCATATTAAAGTTAATATCGCCATCAACTTGGACTACCGCTGTACCTTCATTTTGAAGAACATACTCGGTAAAATTACGAATAAGAGCAGATTTACCCATACCCGGTTCAGAATAAAGCAAATATGCGCGTTTATTTCTTTTGAATTTTTCTCTTAAAAGATCACTCTTTTCAAAGAAGTTAGAAAAAAGTTTCTTTAAATACATACTTGTATTAGTTTCAAAAAACTTTTCTTCAGATTGAGGAATTGCGATCATTCCATGTTCTTGATGGAGATAATGCCTTCCACATCTAATTTGTCGTTTTTCTTTAAATTCTTGTAGTTCTTCTTCTTTTTTTCTTTTGGCTTCTTCTAGTTTTTGTTTTTCTTTATCGTCTTCGGGATTAATTGTTTCTTCGGAAATATATTTTGATTCAATTCCATACGAAATAACTTTATTATCTTGAATAATAAAATTACTGTCAATTTCAATTTCACTACCCGGCAAAAGATCTTTTACATCTTTTACAATTAATTTTTGGAGTTTCATATATTCCCTCAATTATTTACTTTTTTCAAGAGAATCAATTCGTTCTAATAGCTGCTTGATTAGCTCTTCTTGTGCTAGTTTTTCAGCGGCAGCGGCTTCAGCTTCAGCCTTTTCTCGAGCTTTGCGCTCTGCAATAATTGGTTCGGTTTGAGCACGAAGACGAGCCATCTCAACTTCGGAATCAGCTATGGCTTTTTCGTCTTTTTCTTTTTGTTCCTGGAGTATACGAGCCATTTCTGCATCACGCTCTGCTTGTTCTGCGCGACGTTGAATTTCAAATGCCAATCGTTGAGCTTCGAGTTCTTGCTGGCGCACTTGAAGTTCCATTTTTAATTGTTCTTCTGATTTTTGTAATTGTTCAGTTTCAATTTTTTTTTGCTCTTCTTCGTAATCAAGAAGTTGCTCTTGCTTTTCTTGCAAAAATTGTTCTGTGCTATTTAATGCCAAAACATAAATTTCATCCCAGCGGTCACGGCGCAAAGATTTTTTTACTCTTTCGACCGCTTCTGGATTTGTAATGATTATTTCTTTATGAAGTTCTTCGCTAACGACTGCAAAACCTCTGTCATCTAAAACATGAAAACCATCAGAGTTCCAAAGAGGCTCGCCTTTTTTAATAATAATTTTCATATTACGCTCCTAACCATTTATTATATTTTTATAATATAATTTACGTTTGCATTTAAAGGTCTAGTTTCGGTTGTTGTGCCATTACTATTGATCGTAACACCGGCTGTAGCCACGTGAGTATGATCTGCAGATCTGCCACCGCTATTATGTTGGTGATTTGTGTCAATTCCAGCTGTCCAGTGCTCATGGTTTCCGGTTGTATTTGAGTTAATTCCATGAGTATATCGTCCATTATCAGAGTCGTATCTTTGATTTGTGCCAAATAAACTTGCGCTCGGCGGAGAGCTAAAATGAGCATCTGAACGCCAATGCGTATGGTCATTATTTCCGTAAATGTAATGGCCATGATTATTACTAATCCACCCAGTATTTCCATGTGTATGGTTTACACTTGGAGTAGCCGAGGTGGCTGATCTGGTATTTGCATGATCGTGTCCATGCGCATTATCTTGAACACTACCAACATTATCACCAGTGTTACCGCCAGGATTTGCGGCAGTTCTTGTAGTTCGGTCTGGATCTCTTCCTATGCCGCCATCTTTTCCGCGTAAAAACCGACCGCGTAAATCGGGTAGATGAAATGTTGTAGAGCCGTCTCCATTTCCCCAAACTGTTCCGATTGATAAAAAAAGATTTTGGTATACAGTCCTGCTTACCGGAGAACCGTCGCACAGCAGCCAGCCTGGTGGTGCAGACGAGCCACCAAACGGAACAACTATTCCTGGGGGTAATGTATTAAATACGGTCATATTTTTATCACATAATTAATATTAGCGTTTATTGGCCTTGTTTCATTTCCACCATCTGTATTAATCGTTAATGAAAATGGAACTGAATGAGTATGCCATGCAGAAACAGTACCGGTTGCGTGGTAATGGTCCTGCCAAACACCATCAGTACCATGGTTGTGCCAACCCGCATTATTGGCAGTCTGAGATGTAGAGTCTGCACTATTATCAAAATCACCGCCGTGGTTTGAACCATAGTAGCCACCACCGCCATTATAATTTTCTGAATAGTATGCGTCATCGGAACCGTGTTGATGATCTCCATTTCCATTTACACCATGTGCATGGTTACCATATGCAGATTCCCAAGCCGAATCGCCATGGTTATGGTCTACACTTTCTCCACCAGTCGAAATACTATTAGTATTAGTATGGCCATGAGATGCGTAGTTATGGTCTTGGGCACTACCAACATTATCACCAGTGTTACCGCCAGGATTTGCAGCCGTGCGTGTTATTTTATCGGGGTCTCTATTTGTACCATGATCTCGTGATCGTTCAAACCTTCCACGCATATCTGGCAAATGAAATGTTGTAGAACCATCTCCATTACCAAAATTTGTAGAAATTTTTGAAAATAATACTGCATATATAGTTCTACTAACTGCAGATCCATCACACAATAGCCAACCAGCTGGAGCAGCGGTGCCAGCAAAAGGAAGAATTGTACCTGGTGGAACTGTTTTAAAAAACGTCATACTTTTATCATGTAATGTAAAATTATATTTTTGGGTCGCGTTTCATTACCGCCACTATTTGTTACCGAAACAGAAGAAGTCACTCCGTGTGTATGACCTGCATCGCGACCGCCAACCCAATGCCTGTGGTCTGTATTTCTACCATCCATACTGTGTCCATGCCAGCCGGCCCAATTCCATGTAATCCATCGATAATGTGGACGGTTGTCCCAGTCAGAGCCATAACCTTCGCCGCGAATACCTTGGTTTCCAGCTCCAGCTTCGGCAAAATATGCATCATTATGCCAGTGCGAATGATTTCCTTGCGCCGGCATATAATGGCCATGATCGTGCGATACCCAACCACTACCATGGATATGGCCATTACTTTCGCCGCCGGTAGTACCGCCGGCAACACTAACGCCATGGTTGTGAGTTTTATAAGCGTGGTCTTCTATGCTGCCAACATTATCACCAGCGTTGCCACCGGGATTAGCAGCTACTCTTGTTGATCTGTCTGGATCTCGACCTATTCCACCGTCGCGGCCTCTTAAAAATCGACCCCGCAAATCGGGTAGATGGAAAGTAGTGGTGCCGTCACCGTTTCCCCAGTTTGTACCAATCATGCCAAATAAATCTGCATATATAGTTCTACTAACTGCAGATCCATCACACAATAGCCAACCAGCTGGAATTGTTGATTCTCCAGTTGGAAGGATTGTTCCGGTTGGTACAAAGTTCATTAACGTCATTTAATAAACCAGTTCCCATTAAATGCCACAAGCTCGAATGAAGAATATTGTGGCAAAATTTGTGTTAACTGTCCATCAATTGTTTGCGACCCATTGCCATCAACAGTTACATTACCAGTATTTACATTTTTAAAAAATAAAACGCAACCATCTTTATTAACTGCCGAAGGCAGAGTGATTGTGATTGCTGATGCCGAGTTGCAAATATAAAGATAATTTACTGGCAAATCTGTTAGAGCTACACTAGATGTAATAACAACTGTGTAATATTGAAGGTAAAAATCCTTCATGAATACTGGCGTTGGTTTAAATTTAGATGTATAAAATGCCATGGTAAATCCTTAAATTTTAATCAAATATCTAACACCAACTGCATCAGGTCTTGTTTCGGCATCACCATTTCCCACAGAAACAGTTTGTGCTGGAGTTGTCCCTGATGCAGAAAAAGTTGCAGAACCGCCAAAATCCCACGAGTGGGAGTGGTTTAAATCGGCA